GTTGGGATTTTTTTAGTTTTCCTCTATACTTTAATAGTGTACCTAATAAAGACTATTATTGGCAAGCTCAGGGCTACATGGCTTTGACTGACATAGACAGGTATAAATTAATCTATACACTAATGGACACGCCTGAGGAGTTAATTCAAAGAGAATACTTTGGAGACGAAAGCACTGACTTAGTAGAGTTCGCTAGCAAATATAAATATTCTGACATAGACTCTAGATATAGAATTAAAGTGTTTGAAATCTATAGAAATGAAGAGGACATAAGGAAGATTTATGATAGAGTTCAAGAGTGTAGGTCTTATTTAAAAAGCCTTTGGGTAGACTTAAACTTTTAAAATGATTAAAAAAGAATGGCAATGGATGCCAGATTTAAAACAAGAAAAACAAATAACAATGGATAAAAAACCAACAATCTACTGCGGAGGCGGTAAAAAAATGAATGATAACTGGATGACTGTTACTGTTCATATTGACAAAGTAAAAGAACATGTTTTTGATTATAAAGGAAGCAAGTATCTTAAATTAAATGTAAACCTTAAGGACCAGCCTGACCAATACGGAAAAGATGTGTCTTTAAGTGTTAACACATACAACCCAGAAGAACAAAAAGAGACTAAGCCAGTGGCAGAGGTTTCTAATAGTTCTGATGACTTACCCTTTTAAGTATCATGAAAGAGTCAAGAGTCTTGAAAGCGTTGGGTTTAAGTTCGTTAGATATACAAAATATGTTGACAAACGGAATGACAATGCCTGAAATTGCTAAAAAATATAAAATAACTTATATTAGTTTAGTGCAAGCCTATAGAATCCAGAAAAAGGATTTTAAATATATTGACTACAAACAACCTAAAAAAGAACTAGAGGACATTAAAACGGTGTCCTTTGGTTCTGACAGGTTATACACTGAAGAGTCATTAAATGAAAATGAGCTATTAGCTTTTTATAAATACGAACAAAAAAACAAAGCATATTTTGAGCAAAGAACTACCCTATTTTAAAGCATTTCCTAGTCAATGGCTAGGGGGTGACATTATGTATTTATCTAAAGAGGACAAAGGATCTTTTATAGATGCCTGTTTTCACTACTGGAATAAAGATTGTTCAATGAGTTATATTAAAATGTCTAGACGGATTGGTCAAGATTCTTTAGACGTTCTAATAGATGAGGGAATGATTGAAAAAAAGGACAACCAAATTAACATAAAATTTTTAGATTCACAATACAAAGAAAGAAAAGAACAATATTTAAAACGAGTCGAAGCTGCTAAAAGGTCAAAGAAAAAAACTACATTTAGTGACCCAATACACAAAAACACAGATTCATTAAAGAAATTTTTAAGCACGATCAATGATACTAAATAAAGGCTACGGACTAGACTACGCTATTAAATACAAAAACGGAGAAATTAAAAAAGGTCTAGGAATAGGCTGTCCAATTACTGACAAGTTTGTAAGATTTAAACCTAGTCAAATGGTAGTCGTTTCTGGCTTTCCTAATGTTGGTAAAACTTATTTTTTTATTTGGTATTTACTTTGCCACTCTATGAATAATAAATTAAAGTGGTGTGTATGGAGTGGAGAAAACTCTCCAGAACTACTTAAAATTAGCATGATACAAATGCTAACAGGTCAAAGAGTTGAGGACTTAACTGAGTCAGAAATTAAAAAACAAATAGAAATTATTGACAGCTATTTTAAATTTGTAGATAATACAAAACTATACACTGCTGGGGAGTTATTAAATATATTTGCTAAAGAGAATGTTGACGGTTGCTTAATAGACCCTTACACTGGTCTAAATATAGAAAGAGGTGGCAAACTTGGACAGTTTGACAGAAACTATTTATTCTGCAATAATGTAAGAGAGTTTTGTAATAAGACTGGAAAGACAGTTTATATTAATACACACCCAATAAGTGAAGCAGCAAGAAGAGTCTATAAGCCTGGTCATACTTTAGAGGGCTTTGTCCAGCCTCCTAAGTCTAGTGATATTGAGGGAGGCATGGGCATGATAAATCGAGCAGACGACGTATATGCTATTCACAGAATGGGTAATCACCCAGAGTTTAAAACAATGACTGAGCTACATGTCCAAAAGGTTAAAAATGTTATGACTGGTGGAGAGTTGACTACACTAGATGAACCTTTGAGATTTAATTTTTATAATGGTTATTACACAATTGGAGGTAATAATCCACTAAAACACATACAAAATGGATGAATTAGACGTAATGTTAAGAAAAAATAGACTAGACATAATGATTATTAAAGCTAGTGCCGAAGTAGAAAAGACTAACAATAAAGTAAAAAAGGAAGGACTAGAAGTTTTAATGGATATACTAGAACTTATACACGATCTACAGCACGAAATTAGGCAAAATTATAAAGACATAGCTAAACTTAAATATGAAAATGCTGTGGCTTATAAAGAAAATGCTATATTAAAAGCAGACTTTTCTACCTATAAACACAATTTAAAAAAAGCAGAATTAGAATCTAACAAAAATGGATAAAATTTATTTTCTTATATTAGCATCACACATAACAGTTTTTTTCTGTGGTTGTGTGTTTAGTTTATTAATTGAAAAGTATAATAATAAAAATGAAAAAAAGGACTTTAAATGAATATAGACAAACAAAGGACTCAGACTATAGCCATCCTTATAGTAGCACTGACGGTAGTATTAATTTACTCTGTAGGATATATCCTAATGACGCTGAGTTAGGTAAAATTATTAGAAAACATTTCCAAAAATTATGAATGCAAACCAGAAAGGCAAGCGTTTTGAAAGAGACGTGGCTAAACAACTAAATAAAAAGTTTAATACTAATGTAAGACGTACTCCTATGAGTGGCGGTATGAGTATAAAAGGAGACATTATAGACATTAACCCAGACTCTATTCTATTTGACTATCACTGGGAATGTAAGAACCAAGAAAAACTAAACATCTGGAAAGCCTTAGAACAGGCTAGAAGTGACAGACCAATGGGAAAAACTCCTGTTGTAGTATTTACTAAAAACTTTGAGAAAGACTATGCCTGTTTAGAATTTGAGGACTTTATGAATTTATTATTAACAATACAACAACTACAAGATGAAATCAACACTAAAAAAGATAGCTGAAATAATTAAAGAATACAAACAAACTGACGTATTTGATGGCAACAGCTTAAATAAACAACTAAAAGAATTGACAGCATATCTATACTATATAGAAACTATTAGAACAGAAGCACATCAAAACTATGAAAAGGTCATACATGATAGAGTTAAAGAGGGTTTTTCTGTAGCTAGAGCTACTAATGAAGCTAATGTAGAAGTCCCTGAGATGTATAAACTTAGAAGATTGTTAGAGTCTGGCTATAGAGTTATAGATGCAATGAGGACCAACATAAGTTTTCTCAAGTCTGAAATGTACAACGTAACTAAGGAGTATTAAAATGAAAAAATATATATACAACAATCAATCTAGCTTATGGGGTGAACCTGAATGTATAGGTTTTGGTTCTGATGAATTTTATATAAAAGAAATAAATAGAAAACTTGCCAATGACTTAATAGTGAAAAATCATTACAGCGGTAAATTTTATAATGCTACTTACATACATTTGGGGTTGTTTGTAAATGAAGAAATAAAAGGCGTAGTTCAATATGGGTACGCAATGAATCCAGTAAGCTGTGGAAGTGTTGTTTCTGGAACACAAAAGAATGAGTATTTAGAATTAAATAGAATGTGGATAGCGGATAATATTGGGCAATATCCAGAAAGCAGAGCAATTAGCTATTCAATTAAATATATTAAAAAAAAATATCCAAAAATTAAGTGGATTCAAAGTTTTGCTGATGAAAGATGTGGTGGTTTTGGCATAGTATATCAAGCCTGTTCATTTAATTACTTTGGAGAACACAATAGTTTGTTCTGGACTTTAGATGGAAATATATATCATAATAGCTTAATGACGAGAAGCCCTAATTTAAGTAAATCAGCTAAATATCTACAAGAAAATAAAAACAGAGCAACTTGCGAAAAATTAAGACAATTTAGATATATTAAATTTTTAGACCAAAGAAAAAAGAAAAATTGTTTATTAAAAGAACAACCTTATCCAAAGCACTATAAATGAATAAAAAACTAATTAAGAAAATAGAAAACTTTATTTTTTGGATAGGTAGAGAATACAATGTCGTAGAGTTAGAGGACTTTAAACAAGACATTTTCATAATACTACTTAACAAGGGTGAAGATTTTATTATACAATTAGACAAAGAAAACAGCATAAAGAAATATGTTTATAAACTTTGTCTCTACCAAATAATTAGCGAGCGTGGACAATACAGAACTAAATACTATTTACCTAGTCAATTTAGTAGTATAGAAGATATAGAAACCTATTCTAATAGTTGT